GTTTATTTTAACATTATTATTCATAAGGAAATTCTTCATTTATATTTGATTTATAATTTTATTAATATCAAAGTTTTTTTCTAAAAATTGTTTCAAATAGTTATCTAAAAAAACTTCTTTTTTACCTTCGTGATTTTTAGTAAAAACATACATATCTTTTTTCTTTTTTATACACCACCCTTCTTCTAAAGCATTATAAAGGAATGCCATTTTATGTATTTTAATTGCGTCGATTTGTAATGTATTGTTGATATTTTTGCTAATATCCATTAAATGTTGGAGAGAAAGATAATATTAAATTTTAACTCTTTTGTAACATTAACAAAATAAATAATTAAAAAAAGGCATTTATTATAATATAATGCCATCTTTCAAGCCTAAAGCTAATAAAAAAATTTTAGTATCAAAAAATTCAAATGTTACAGTTGATAGTAAACACCAGGAGAAAATGATAGAATTCGAAAATATTAAAACAGTTATAATACCAGGATTAAAGGAGGAAAAACAACAGCTAAAATATAAATTGAAAAATGGTAATTTATCAATTGATGAGAAATTAGAATTAAAAGATAAAATTCAAAGTCACTCAAAAAAAATTGCAAAGTATGAAAAGGAAAGAAAAAATTATTTATTGGATAATTCAAAATATGTGTTTGATTATTACGAGAAAAAAAAGGAATTAGCAGATGGAACAAATAATAAAACGAAAATATTATTTTCATTTTTCAATAAAACCACTGAAGTAAAAGCAAAAAAACAAGAAATTAATAATACTCAAAAATATCTTAACAATATTGATGAATCCTTTTTAGATATTAATGATTATGTTCATTCGCACGAAATATGTGATAAATGTAATGGTGAATTAATACCTGTTGAATCAGAAGGTGTTATGATCTGCAAGGATTGTTCATACCAGATTAATTTTATTATAGAACACGAAAAACCATCATATAAAGAACCACCTAAAGAAGTATGTTTCTATGCTTACAAGCGTATAAATCATTTTCGAGAAATATTGGCACAGTTTCAAGCTAAAGAAACGACACAAATACCAGATGAAGTATTGACCAATATTAGATTACAAATTAAAAAGGAAAGAATTACATTGAAGCACATGACAAATAAAAAGGCCAAGGATATTTTAAAAAAATTAGGCTATAACAAATATTATGAACATATTCCTTTTATTAAAGATAAGTTAGGAATAAAGCCTCCTATTATGAGACCACAATTAGAAGAAACGTTGTGTTGTCTTTTTATGGATATACAAAAACCATATGCCAAACATTGTCCGGATGATAGAGTTAATTTTTTGAATTATTATTATGTTTTATATAAAATGTGTGAATTATTGGGTGAAAATCATTTCTTATCATTTTTTCCAATGTCTGTAAAAAGAATTGAGCAAGATGCTATTTGGAAAAAAATATGCAGAGAATTAAAATGGGAATTTATACCAACTATATAATTGTTATTATAAGTAAAAATTATATGAGTAGTTATGTGGATTTATTTGTTACTTAACGGGGGAAACCAACAAGATTTGCACCCATACCGAAACCTGCACCTGATCGAGCGGAGACAGCCATGCTTGGTACATAAGTATCTAGAATACTAAATGTGGCAGCAGCAGTCAATGCAATAAGCATAACTTCATCCAAATTCATAGAACGTTTTGGAATTGCGTAGGCAGCGATGGCTACCATGATACCTTCAACAACATATTTCACGATGCGTCTGACGAGTTCGCCAATGTCTAAAACTTGTCCTAATTGTCCGAGCATTTTATATAATTCATCAAGAAAAAAAAATATATATTGGCAATAAAAAATACTTAAAATAAGAAAGATAGGATTAAATTATAATGACTGATAAAAATAGGTATGAAAACCAAAATTTGCCAAATGGTGCAAAAAATCCTAAATATGTCGATTTATTAGAGGAGGATAAGCCAATAGCTGGTCAGAAATTTACATGTGTGAGTTTTGTATCTCCGGAAAAAATTCTAAAAAAGAAAGAAATTTTTTTTTTCCAAGAATTCCTAAAACACTGGGATTTTACTAAATCAACACAGAAATTTACACAGTTTCTAAACTTCTTGGCTTTTAAATATAATCTAGATTTTGATAAAATTATGATGGATTTTCAGGAGTATACTAAATCTGAAGCAGACACATTGGCTCAAACTACAATTGATGATGACTATAAAAATTTCATTGATGCTAAAGAAGATGATTTATCACAAGAATTTAATGCTACATATGATTTTCAAACTAGTACTCGTGGAATTAAAATTAGGGGATCATATCCTACACAACAAGAAGCAGAATTAAGATGTAGAATGCTCAGAGAAGTCGATCCAAATCACGATGTTTATGTAGGTCCTGTAGGGATGTGGATGCCTTGGAACCCAGAAGCGTATAAAACTGGTCGCGTAGAATATTTAGAAAATGAATTGAACCAGTTGATGAGTGAAAAGAATTTGAACGAAAAACAAGCTAAAACCGCATTTGAAAAACGTATAAAAGAAGCAAAGCGCGCAGCTATTGCAGAAAATGTTAAGATTGCCCAGGAAAGCGGTAATAAATTAACACAAAATATCGATAATGATGGCAATTTAGTAGGCGTCGCAAATATGAACACTACTGAATCAGGTTTAAATGATGAGGTTTCATCGGCAGATATCAGAAAGGAATTATTCGAAGGTGAAAGTATCAGAACACGCGAAACAGACAAACTCCACGAGGCTTTGCAAAAAGAGAAAGATTCTGTTGAAATGGAAATAAGTGAGAAAAAAGAAGATTAAATAATTTTATAAATTGATTTACAAAATTAATTTATATATACATTAAAAGATGACTGATAATTGCAAACCCAAGTTTACATTTAATGATAAACTCCCACCAATGACAAAAAAAATAGAAGTTACAGATAAAGTAACTGAAAAAAAAGAACCAATGGTGGAAAAAGCAAAAAAAGAAAAGAAGAAGAAGAAAAAGAAAAATCCGAAAAGATGTCAAATGGAAGGCTGTAGAAAGAAATTACCAATTACAGCTTATGATTGCAGATGTGAAAAAAGATTCTGTAATTTACATTCAAGCTCGGAAAGTCATAACTGTACATTTGATTATAAGACTTTCCACAGAAATAATTTGGTAGATAAAGCAGGACTTGGAGGAGGTATTGCTGATAAAATTATTGACCGAGTTTAATTACCATCTACTCTTTTTAACATTAATTTTTGGACCTTTTCTTTGAGACTTTGGGTCAAATGTTTCTTCTTCATCATCTGAACCCATATCTTTCGACATTTCCCAAAACTCTTTAGAACCCAGTTTAAAATCTCTATGTGCATCTGCCTTATACCAGAAAATTTGTTCATCTAATTTATTTGATTTTGCATTATTGGCTATTACAAGACATTCATAATTTTCTGTACATTGGTCCATGACTTGACAAAAGCTTTCAAACGTTGGAAACATTCCGGCATAATTTTCATAAATTCTTTTTCTATTGTTGATATAAGGCTCACGAAGAATAAAAGTATAATCAATATTCGTTCTTAGATTAGGTGGAACTCCTAAAGGGTATTGCATTGTAATTACAAGCATAATTTTCCAATGCCTACCATTCATGAATAAAAGACGCATTAGTTTATCTCTGGCCCAGGAATTATCATATAAACAATCATCAAGTATACAAAATGCCCTCCCATCAATATTACATCTACCATATGCTTCATTTTCTTTCTTGATCTGTTTTATTACCATTTTTTGCCGTTTTAAAATATTTTCAATAATAGCTGTATTATATTCATCATGAATAAATAATTTAGGAACCATCTTAGAATAAAATCCATTTCCAGCCTCTGTCCCAGATATAACTGTACCAATCGGAATATCTTGATGATGATACAATAAATCTTTAACTAAAAAAGATTTACCTGTATCACGCCTTCCAATTAATACAATAACCGGCCCAGATGCTTTAGTAGCATCGAATTTAATATTTTTCATATCAAACTTTTTCAATTCTAGATTCATATTATTTTTATAATATATTAAAAAAAATATGAATATACGCAATAAATGGGTTTAAAGTTGTTATAAATTTTATAAATAAAAACTAATGTTTGACCTATATTATAACAAAAACGATAATTCTGCTCTATTTAAATCCTTAAATGATATTGGTATTTGTAAGGTGCAAAACTATGTACCACTGTATAAACAATTTTTTTCGCTGACGGAATCAAACTATAAAAATCTTAATCTAAATCATACTTTTCATATTACCAATGTTGAAAAAACCAATAAACGCAATAAATTCAATTGCACAATAAAATCTGGTGTTAAATCGGAAAATAAGTTATGTTTTTTTAAATTCTCTCCATTATTGGATCCTGTTAAATATATGGTCGGTAAATATAAAGGTTTAGGCGATATTGAACGCAATACATTACCAGAACTCAATGAAAATATTTGTCATAAAAAAGTATTAGATCCAAACAATTCTGCATATGTAGATAGTTTTTTTTCTTATTTAACAAGTCAGTTATACCATAACTGTTATTTCCCCCATGGTTTAGACTTCTTTGGTTCTTTTTTAGGTATTCAAAAAGAATTTATTTACAATATTGTCGATGATATCGATTATTTACACGATTCAACATATTTTCATAAAAATCAAAAAGAGTTATTCAAAATTGAAAATCTTGATATTGGGATGTTAGTAGACATTGATACGCGAAATTACAAGAAAAAATTGCAAATAGGTAGGAATATCAGTACTAAAAATATAGATTCTGTGGATGATAATGATTATCAAAATGTATTTCATTTGTCAGATATTTCTAGCAATAATAATTCTTTATGTTTGCCTGATTTAGTTTTTGAATTTGATTTACCTAAAAACCAAACAAAAAAAACTGATTCAACCTGTTCTTCAAGATCGTCCAATACAAATTCTAGATCAGATTATTCTGATATAGATAGCACGTCAGCCAACGAAGAAGAAGAAGAAGAAGAAGATTCAGAAGAAAACGTAGAAGAAGATGATGATTCCGAACTAACATCCAGCATGGGATCTGATATTGAAGTTAATGGTGTTTTATACGATTTTCCTACGCAAATAATATGTTTAGAATGCTTGGATGGTACATTAGACTCATTGCTAAATGAAGAAAATGAAATGGACGCGGATGAGTGGAGAGCATGTCTTTTTCAGATTATCATTATGTTAACTATATATCAAAAAGTATTCAATTTCACTCATAATGATTTACATACAAATAATATAATGTTTCAACACACAGAAAAACAATATTTGTATTATAGATATAATCAAAAATATTATAAAGTTCCTACATTTGGGAAAATTTTTAAAATTATAGATTTCGGACGAGCTATTTATAAATATAA